GGTTTGAATAAAAGGATGAATTACTAGGCAAAGAAGACAATCCACCACCAGCAACCTGTCCGCCTGGGATTCCCTGATATTGCATAGCAAACGTAGGAATAGGTGCATTCATCTGGTTCTGTGCAATTGCGGCAGCTTGTGCAGCAATAGCAGCCTGAGCATTGGCTTGTTGACTAGGATCGGTATACAGAGTATCTGTAAAATATTGTTTGTTGGCTTGACCTGGTATCACTTGATTTGCTCCTGGTACTTGCATTCGTGTTGCAATAAGATTGGGAATGCTACCTTGATAGCCACCTGTTTGTGGAGAATTACCACCCAACAAAGAAGCTATACCTGCAGCGCCAGTAGCTAAAGCAGCTGGGTTTTTAGCCAAAGAAGAAAGTAAACTAGAAAGATTAAAAGAACTATTACCCGTAACTGGTGCAGAAAAATCTGTACCCGAACCAGACGAGGCCAGTTGTCCGTTTGCCGCACTTGTTCCAACGGCAGTTCCCATAAGAGGTTCGCCTCCATCAGACCCATTCACCAACGGCATACTGCTATTGCTTGTAGTATTAAAAGAGCCAAGGCTTGGGTTGGAAAAGAAAGTTGTTGTATCTACATTCCCAAGACCAGATAAATCTATCTTGGCATTGTTGTTATTGGAAAAGTCAAAATTACTGGTATCGACTGACATGTTATCTCCTCATAAGGGATGGCAGACCCATCAGCCCACCTTTTGCTGCCATTGTAATGCTTTGCTGTTCATTTGTGGTATAAGGATTCTTAATTCCACCAATGTCATAATCCACGATTTTACCCACCACAGGTGCTAAAACCTGTACTCCTGTACCACTAGATGAAGTTGAACTTGTAGGCGTTGTAGTTTGTGTAGGAGTATTTGTTGTACCAGAGCTTCCTCCCGGTATGCTGACATTACCTGAGCCACTTGCTACATTGCTTGCCGCACTCAACACACCAGCCAAATTGCCTTTAGATGCTGCCGTTAGACCGCCCAAAACATTCAGCACAGTCGATGTTCCATCAGGCAACAAACTACCAGCGCCTGTGGCATTAGCTATTGTGCTTGCCAGAGCCAACGGGTTTTTTGTCTGTACTGCATTGACGCCACTTGCCACTTGTTTGGCTGTGTTCAAATCAGATATGGTGGAAGGATCTAAACCCAACGTACCGCCCAATCCAGTAGCGGCAGTCAAAGTATTTAGTATCGTCCCTGTGTTTATTTTGCCATTCGCTATGGATTGAGCTGCACTCAATGCCGCAATAAAAGGTGCTGCACCTGGGACAAAAGATGCCATAGTTAGCAAATCTTGTGTCAAAGGAGAGCCACCTTTGGATGTATCCAAGGTAGAGGTAGGAGTTCCTGTTGCCGTCCAAGAAGGATCAAACTTGGCTGAGCCACTTAGCTTTCCATTTGCACCAGCAGGAAATACAGGATTAGAACCAGAGTATCCAGTTAGATTACCGTTGGCATCATAGTTTGCCGTCAGCTTTACAGTTGGATCCCACCCACTTGGAGTGGCAATGCTTTGGCTATAAGTTGTATTGCCATTCTCATCTGTGACCTGCTGCACACCCTTTGGCAACTTTGTAGTGTCAATGACAGTTTGCGTTGTATATTTGGGTGGGTAAACAGGAACTTGATTGCCGTTTCCATCATCTTGGGTAACTGGAACTTGTACAGTCTTTGTAGGCAAACTACTTGTCCCTTGTGTAATAGAAGCAGGCAACCCTGTGAATGCAGAGTAAGTAGCCAAATCATTATTTGCCCATGTGGGTAATGTTGTACTCATACCGCCTCCCCACCACTGATCGTAATCGTCAATCCTGTAGTCGATGCCTTAGCTGAAATAAAAGAACTGGTTGGCAAAACCTGTACGCCTGTATAAGAGAATGTGGTATTGGCTGCTACGTTCTGAGCATAGAACAAAGCATTCTGAGTTCCTGCACTAAAAGTAGCAAGTACGATGTGCAAGTTAAAAGTAATTGCGCCGCCTGTTGTATTGCAAACATCTATCTGCTTGAGATATGTTCGAGTAGGAGTCGTAGCATTTGTAGGAACCGTGTAGAGCGTAGCATAGCTGGTCGTTAAAGCAGCCTGTGCAATCTGTACTGGAGTAACGTTTTGATAATTAGACATTACACCCCCAACCAAATGAGCGTTTGATTAGTCGATACTTGATTACTAATCACTTGGTTTACGTTATTGTTACTAGCAAAGTACAAACGTAACACTTTAGTTAATGTTTCAAAGTACTGTTGATCGTACTGCTGAGAAGGCAGTGGCAAGTTAGGAGATACATTGATCACAGGAATGCTCATGTGCTTCCCCTTCTGCCGTCTGGTTTGATCTCAAGCCTAGGTGTTCCCAATTGCCACTGGAGATTCAACTGATTGCCTTCAATCTGGAATATCATCTGACGGCCACGCAAGCGCAAAAACACTTGGCCTGTAAACTGTTCAATGGGCGCAGTAGCAGTACGAGTTACCGTGGCTATGTTTGTTCCGCCAGTAGCTTGTGGACTGTTGTATCCAGAGCCTGAGTTCTGCATAGGTATCAAAGTCATCGTCACCTGTGGATTACTGGTCGTAGACTTTCTAAACGTCACATCTGGCAAGATACGGTTTACAAACGAAAACTTATTGCCAAACTGGAGATCAAACTCAGACGATTGGATATAAGAATCCATAGCATTATCTGTACCCGTTGTATTGTCATTCAATCCATACTCATGGTAGACAAGCGTATTGTTATACGTTGCGGCAATAGGATAGGTCAGTTCGGTCGAATCAATCCAAGCCGTTCTAGCCATTTGTCCATAGTACCAAATGTCATCTTGGTAGTTATAGACTACATAACTATCGACTGTCGTACTGCCTGAAGAGCAATAGAACCACCACACCTCATTGAACCCTTCGTTGGTTCCAGAGAATATCTGTTGGCTTTGGGCCAGATTGATGTTGGCAAATATATATTCACGCAAATCACAACGCAGAGTAGATGTTGTACCGTTGTATTTGTAGAACTTATCAACGCCCATCCAATAAGTAGTACCAGCTGCGAGCACTGCTGCATTCTGGCTTACGATGGATATGTTGTCTCCAACAATGTTCGAACTCCAAACGGCTGGTGTTCCTACATATTGGAAAGAATAAACCGATGTATCTGTCCAAACAATAATCTCCTGTCTGTTCTGCACGCAACTGATGATCTGAGAACCCCTAGACAAACGGATATCGCCTGCTTGGTTAGTAGCCGCTGGCGTCCATAAGGTTACTGATTCCTGATCTGACCAACGAACAAGCATAGGATCCTGAGTACTGGTTCCCAGAGTATTAGTCCCAAATGCAAACACAAAGCGACTAGCATCGGAGACAAACACAAAATTAGCAATAGTCGGTACATCTGACGCTCCCGACAAAGTAGATATGTTGACTGCTGGACTGGATATACTGGAACTGTACGTCCAATAATATATGCCACCACCCCTAGGGCAGAATATCAAATCCTGACCAAAGTTAGACTGACTCCATAACCTTAGACTGATCGTTGTAGAAGAACCTGTTCCCCATGTTCCTGAACCCCAGGTACTAGCACCCCATCCAGTCAATGGAACTTCGATGGCTGGCCCTACGTTAATCTGGTATGTGGCAGTAACCGTACCGCCACCTGAGCCACTCCCTGTGGCCGCAGCAGCTGCAGTAATCGTATAGTTGTCTACATCAACAATTGTTTGAACTTGATACTGGCCATTGATCAATAAGCCATTAACAGTACTAGCGCCAGAGAAAGTAACAAAATCCCCGACTGTTACACCATTAGCCGTGTCAGTTACTCTGACCGATGTAGACAAATTGGTGGTCGTGAAGGGATTGGTTAACGTACTGGTTTTACGAACAGGAGTAATATCATAGTACGCACCTCCTTTACTGATGTAAAACTTTAAGTTAGTTCCTACACCAATCAAAGGCGTACCGTCTAATGCCGCCCAATTAAACAGAGAACGGCATACGCCTAAATAAGTGATGGTACTATACGGATACCAGCCGCCCAGTTTCTCAGGAAAACCTTGCCTAAATCTAACCAGTTGTGATGCGTACCATCCGCCTGCAATAGAAAAGTTAGCCGACACAGAACCCACTTGCTGAGCAGTATATTGTGTTTGTTCCCGGTTTACACCAGGACGAAAAACAACAGGTATCAATTGTGAGTTTGTGGCCATACTTTATTGTCTCATTAGGCGCTTAAAACGGCAAGGGCTTTAGCCGTCAATTGTATGCGTTCGTTAAGCCCAAATAGACCGCCATTGATACGCTTACATAGCCCCTCTTCATTACCTGATTCAGCCAGTTG